TAGTGGAGCAGTTACAGTAACGCTACCAGCGTCACCAAGCATAGGTGATCAAGTAAATTTTGTTGATCAAGGATATGATTTTAATACTAACGCATTGACTGTTGGTAGAAATTCTTCTAATATAGCTAACTCAGCAGCTGATCTTGTAGTTAATACACAAGGTGCAGCTTTTGGATTAGTATATTCTGGAGATGCTACAACAGGATGGACTTACACGGAGAAATAATATGGCAGCAAAAGGAAATTGGACAATAGTATTTGAAGATAAAGCAATCATTAAAAATTATGCAGAAGGTGCTAATGAAGGTGTTGGATACAGAATTGATGATGATGCTTTTTGGAATCAATCAAAATTTTCTAATATTTGGGCTATTCAATATGGCACTACTAATACTTCTGATGAAGTAGAACATAGAGATCAAACTCCTCATTGTAGTTATGCAGATGCAGATTTAGGTGACATTAGTCAGTTTAGTAATAGATGGGACTCAGCTCACTTATCTAAATTACAATCAGATTGGGATGAAAATACTTTATCAATTGAAGACCCAGAAGGATCAGAAACTTTTAGAGACGAAACAGAATCGGAGAAAATTGCTAGACTAGGCGCAAGACCTACATCATATTCTTCGTAGGAGAAAAAATGGCAAATTACGAAGGAACAAAATACGATTACTCAGGGGCAAATCTTACCGGTATTGAAGGTATCCCTACCGCAACCATTATACCATGGTCTACTGCATCAGTACCATCAGGTTTTTTAGAATGTAATGGTCAAGCAGTTTCAAGATCAACATATTCTGCTTTATTTGCAATCGTAGGTACAACTTACGGAGCTGGAGACGGTTCATCTACTTTTGCTGTTCCAGATTTACAAGATAATATAGCATTAGGTAAATCTAACAACAAAGCTTTAGCGTCAACAGGTGGTGCTAATACTGTAGCTAAAACTGGAAATATAGGTGGTTCAACAGCCAATGCAACTTTATCAACTCCACAACTTGCTTCTCATAATCACAATTCAGGAGTATCTACGGGTCCCGGTAGATTTAGAAAACAAGATTTTGGCGCACAATATCAAGCAGCAGCTAGTAATGGTTCAGCTACACCAAATACAGGTTCTGGTGGTGGACATTCTCATAATATGAGCGCCAATTTTTCTGGGGATGCAACTTCAGTTATTCAACCTTATTTAACAATTATATACGTAATAAAAACTTAGGATAAATTATGGCAAATTATGAAGCAACAAAATATGATTTCGACGGAGCAAATCTTACTGATATTGAAGGAATTCCTACAGCGACTATCGTTCCTTGGTCTTCTTCATCTGTACCATCTGGATTTTTAGAGTGTAATGGTCAAGCAGTTTCAAGAAGTACTTATTCAGCATTATTTGCTGTTGTAGGAACAACTTATGGTGCAGGTGATGGTTCTTCTACTTTTGCTGTTCCTAACTTGTCTGACAATGTAGCAATTGGAAAATCTAATAATAAAGCTTTAGCATCAAGTGGTGGTGCAAATACCGTAACAACAACTGGAAACGTTGCGGGTAGTACAGCAAATGCAACTTTATCAACTCCACAACTTGCTTCTCATAGTCACAATAGAGGATATGCTAATACAGGTAGTGCTTTTAAACGTAATAGACCATCGGGTCACCCGTATTACGGACCTACAGCCAGTCCATCGACTTCAAGTAATACAGGTTCAGGTGGTGGTCACTCTCATAATATGAGTGCAAACTTTAGTGGGGATGCAACTTCAATTGTGCAGCCTTATCTAACTATAATGTATCTTATAAAAACTTAATTATCTTAACATCATCCAAGACGTTAAAATATATTTTTTACCGGAAAGCGGTGGATTACCTCTATGTAAATAAGGAAAGGCAGCAGGCCAAATAACTATTCTACCTTTTTTAGGTTGCACTCTTTTAGAAAAATGTAAAAATTCTGTTTCACCACCTTCTTCAACATCATTTAAGTAAATAGAAAAAACAAAAGCTCTACGTTCATTATCATGTCCTTTTCCATGTTCTATATGCCAAACATGATAACCTTCTGTAGGTAAAGTTTTTTGTATTTTTAAATCTGTAAAATAAAAAGACTCTTCATAAGCTTGGTCTGCACCTGTATTTTTTACATAATGATTCCAAGCTATATCAAAATTTAACATCATTGGTTTTAATGATTCCCACCAAACATCTATATTATTAGGTGCTGCAAAATATTGTTGATCTTGTTTATGTATTATAGATGATTTTTCAAAAGCTATTCTATTTAATGTATTATTAAATTTATTTTGATCTTCAAATAATTTAATAGCTTTATCACATTCTTCTGGTCTAATATAATTATCGTAGACGCCTATGAAGTTATTTATATTGACGGTTTTTTCAATCGCATCCATTTTAATTCCTCTTCGTGTGCTATTTTTCCTGTATTTTTAAAATACTTATCATATCGATGTTTTGTGAAATGTCCAGTTTTATCTACATAATGAAAAAAAACTTGTGCCATTCCTTCACCTTTATATATACCTGGCCTCCAGTGTTTTTGAAAAATTCCATTATACATAATACCGTCACCCTCATCTAATTCAAATTTTTTACCTTCAATTATAATAGGCCAGTCATCATTTTTTTTAATACATGCGGTAATAGATACTTCACAAGAAGGTCTATCTATGTGTTTTCTTAAAGTTCCTCCAAAAACATAATATCTCCAGTAAGCATAAGTTTGAAATAATTTTAAGTTACTTTCTTTTTCTACTAAAGGTAATTTTTCATCTAATAAAGCAGTCATTAAAGGATCGTTGTACCATGCAGGTGAAAATGGGTGTCCATCTACACCATCTAACGTAAAATCTTTATTTTGATCTAATTTATAATAACAATATTTTTGAAGAATATTTAATTCTTCTTTATTAAAAAAATTTTTAATTACTTTATTCTTTATTGTAGCCATGACACTATACTATATCTAGTTCCTTTTGTTATAGGTTGAATACTATGCGGATACATGAAATTACTTGGAAAAAATACTATTGATCCAGTGTTTAGTTTTAATCTTTTTATTTCTTTTTCTTTTTGATCTGTGAAAATTAAATCTCCACCTTTATATTCATTATTTAAATTCATAATAATACTTAAATGTCTAGGAGAATTTGTGCCATGATCAGTATGTACATTATATTTACCACCAACAGTATATCTTAATAAATCTATTTGATTAATTATAGAACTTTCCATTTGTGGAAATTTAATTTTGTAAAAACTATATAGTCTCTCTATTTCTTTTTTTATATAGTTCCAATAAAAATTGTCTGTAGGAGTTTCTGTATGTAAATGATAACCTTTTACATTTCTTATATTTTTATGTAAGCCTCCAGTGACAGTTAAATAGTTTTTTGCTTTATGATCTATAAAAGGTATAATTTTTTTTAAAAAATCTTTATCAATTATATTGTCTAATTTAACAATTGCCTCTAAATGATCCATAATTTTATTAACAAACTTCTTCAGTGTTGAAAGATATTATTAATCTCTCCTCGTCTTTTTTCAATGTTTTAACTTCATGAGGAATCATTGAAGGAAATAATAATAATGTATTAGCTTTAAATTTATGATCATATAGCTCAAGCTTTTTACTGTAGAAAAAAGTTGAGCTAGGATTGTTTCCTTTTATATAAATAATTCCAGAATATATAGAAGATTCATGAATGTGAATAGAGTGACCATGATCTGTATTATATAACTGAGCCCAATTGTTATCCAGCAACAATTTATGTTGATCTAAAATATCAGTGATTTGTTTTTTTAAATTTTTTAATATAGGAAAATTTAAAATGTTAAATGTGGTAAAAGTAGTTTTACACTCTGAGATTTCTTTGGACCCATATGCATCTAAATTTTTTACCATCATTAAAATTTGATTTACTTCTTCGTCGGTAATTTTTAATATATATTCATAGAATAGATTTTCATGAGCAAATGGATCAAACTTTATCATATTATATTGATACTTTCATTTTCTTTATTTATAAGATATAAAGCACTATATGCTACAAAAATTAAATTTCAAGCCTGGTTTTAACAAGATGGTCACAGATTCAGGAGGAGAATCTCAGTGGGTTGATGGTGATTTTGTTAGATTTAGATATGGATTACCTGAAAAAATAGGTGGTTGGAATCAATTATCTATTGCAGGTGAAACCTTACCTGGAGTAGCACGTGCTCAACATACTTGGACATCTTTAGCTGGTGAAAGATATGCAGCTATTGGAACTTCACAAGGTTTATTTTTATATTACGGAGAACAGTTTTTTGACATTACACCATTAGATGCGGCTATAACAGGATGTACATTAACTACAGTTAATGGTTCAAATGTTTTACAAGTTAATAAGGGATCACATGGATTAGAAGTTGGAAGATATATAACATTATCTGGAGTAACAGTTACAGGTGATTCAGATTATACAGCAGCAGAATTAGAAGTAGCTTATGAAATTTTAACAGTTGCAACTGCAGATAAATTTACAGTTCAAGCGGTAAGAAATGAAGGAGGATCTGGTATGACTGCAGCAGGAGCTGCAACAGTTAATCCTTATGTACAAGTTGGACCAGTCTTTCAAACACTTGGTTATGGTTGGAGTACTTCTACATGGAACACTTCTACTTGGGGAACAGAAAGAGATACAAGTTCTGTGACTCTGGATCCAGGAAACTGGAGTCTTGATAACTATGGTCAAGTTCTTGTTGCAACAATTAGAGATGGTAAAACATTTACTTGGAATGCAGGTGCAGCAAACGCAAGAACAATTAGAGCATCTACAAGTACTTCTGGTGCATCAACTTCAAATAATCCAACAACGTCAAGACTAACTCAAGTTTCAGATAGAGACAGGCATTTATTTCATTTTGGAACTGAAACAACAATTGGTAATTCATTAACTCAGGATCCAATGTTTATAAGATTTTCTAATCAAGAAGATTTAAAT